ACTGGCCGCACGGCACCGACTACGAGGTGCTCTGGCACCAGAACGAACTGCCGGTCGTGCCCACCGACACGCTCTGGCTGCACCTCACGCTCGACTTCGGCACCGACATCGTGCGCGCCTTCGGGGGGGGCCGTCTCGCCGCGGAGCGGGTGCTGTCCGGCAGCGTCGTCATCCGCGTCCACTGCCCGCAGGGCTACGGCGAGGATGCGGCACTCGACCTGCTCTCCGATGCCGTCGCCGCGCTGCGCGGCCGGCGCGACGGCCCGCTCAGCTTCCTCGGCGCCATCTCCAACCTCGACGGCGACGCCGCCGAGAACGGCAACTGGTGGATCCGCGCCGCCGTCGTCGCATTCGAATACCGGTACCTCGGATAGCTGGCCGCGCGATTCACGCCTCCGGCCTGCGGCCTTCGGCGATCGCGCGGCGGGCCGCCAACCCCACCCTCCCCACACCGCCATCCCTGACAGGAGCAAGCCATGGCCATTGCCGAAGGCGTCCAGACCCGCGTCACCTACAAGGCGTATGCCACGGGCGCGATCTCCAGCACCGCCGAGCCCACCCCCGCCACCGATCCCGGTGCCTCGGGCGGGCAGATCCTGCGCCGCGTCTCCCTCACCGGCGGCCTGCAGAAGAACACCTACCAGTCGCGCGAGATGCGCACCGACCGCCAGGTGGCCGATTTCCGCCACGGCATGAAGAGCAGCCCGCTCACCCTGGCCGGCGAGTTCTCCCCCGGCACGTACTTCCCGCTGATCGAGGCCGCGCACCGTCACACCTCGGTCGCCGCCCTGTCCGACAGCCAGACCGAGTTCACCTCCGTGGTGTCGGACAATTCCACCAGCACCTTCACCTTCGCCGGCGGCAATCCGGTCACCGAGGGCTACCGCGTCGGCGACATCATCCGCTTCACCGGCCTCGCCGCCACCGCGAACAACAGCAAGAACTTCCTCATCACGGGCATGTCCGGCACCAGCAACCGCGTGGTCGCCGTCTATCCGGCGCCGGTCACCGACGCGGTGCCCGACACCACCTTCACCGTCGCCCGGCCGGGCAAGACCACCTTCATCCCCAGCTCCTCCCACGTCTCGCGCAAGTTCGCCTTCGAGGCCTGGGGCGAGGACACCGACGTCGCGCTGCTGCACACCGAGGCGCGGATCAGCGGCTACAGCCTGGCGCTGAACGCCGATGGCTTGATGGAGATCACCCTCTCCGCCATGGCCCGCAACACCACCGCGCTGTCGGGCGCCTCGGCGCCGTTCTTCACCGACCCCTCGGCGGCCAGCTCCACCGGCATCTGCGGCCCGGCCGACGGCATCATCCGAATCGGCGGCACCGTGCTCGGCGTGGTCACCGGCCTGCGCGTCGACCTCGCCATGGCGGTCAGCGGCGATCCGGTGATCTCCTCCCTGAACGTGATGCCGGAGATCTTCCTCGGCCCGGCAGTGGTGACCGGCGAGGTCTCGATGTATTTCGAGGATCTCACCGCCTACAACTACTTCGTCAACGAAACCGAGGTGGAGCTGCTTGCCCAGCTCAACGCCTCCAGCGCCGCGGCGGCCGACGCCGTGGCCGTGCACATCCCGCGCGTCAAGTTCACCGGCGCCAACACCGACATCAGCGGCGAGGGCGGCCAGATGGTCACCCTGCCCTTCCAGGCCCTGCGCTACCTCGGTTCCGGCATCGGCATCGAGCAGACCACCATCAAGCTGCACGACACCGCGGCGAGCTGACCCTACGGCGTGGGCCTCGCGAGAGGGCCCGTTGACGGCCTATCTCCTGGGGGGCAGTGGCGCCCTCTCGCCGACCCGATAGGGCACGTCCACGTCATAGCGAAGGCTGGCCAGCGAGCCGGCGATATAGGCTGTCGTCAGCCATCCCTCGGCTTGTTGGCCTCCCTTCGGGTCGAACATGCAGATTGCCCGTTGTTCGCCGGGCACGAAGTAAACCGGGGTGGTCGAGCACCACGCGGCCTCTCCGTCGACGACCGAAGGATAGAGAATGGTCCCCTCCGGAATGTGCACCTGCCCAAACGGCGGAATAGGTCGCAAGTAAGGGGCCAGAACGACCGCCCGCCTCGGATCATCCGACTTCAACATGGCTGTAGCGCATCCGGACAGGGCAAGTATCGCGGCAAACAAGTACCAGCGCATCGTCACCTCCCATCCGCCCGACAGCGGACCTGACGGCTACGGCCGTAGCCCGGCCCCGGAGTGTCGGCTCCGGGGCCACCATCCTTCCGACAAAGGTATGAAATGTCCAATAAATTCGCAGGTCTCGGCGTTGCCGTCGACGCCCCCGCCCGCATGATCATCCTGCACCCGTCCACTGGCCAGCCGCTGCGCAACGCGGACACCGGCGAGGCGGCCTGGATCGAGCTGCTCAGCGCCGACAGCGCTGCCGCCCGCGCCCACCAGCGCGAGGCGCAAAACCGCCGCCTGCGCGCCCGCGCCCGCTCCATCACCGCCGAGACGCTCGAGGCCGACGGCACCGAGCTGCTCGCCACCCTCACCAGGGGCTGGTCGCTCGTCACGCTGGACGGCACGCCGATCGACGTGCCCTGCACGCCCGAGAACGCGCGCGAGCTCTACAGCGCCCCCGATCTCGGCTTCATCCGCCGGCAGGTCGATGAGTTCGTGGCTGACCTGGGAAACTTCCCGGTGAAGACGACCTCGCCGAGCTGATCGAAGCCGCCCGTGCGGATTTCGCCCTGTCCGCCCCCATGGCGGACGGGGCGAGCAAGCGCCAGCACCTGGAGCGGGTCGAAGCCCGCACCGGCCGCCGCCCGCCCGAGCTGGACACCCCGCCCATCCCGGCCTGGGCGCTGCACATCGTGGACTGGTGGGGTGAGCTGAACGCCGCGCGCGGCGGCAACGGCATGGGCCCGAACCCGATCGGCTGGAGCGACCTCGCCGCCTGGGCGGCGCTCACCGGCACCGCACCCTCGCCCTTCGAGGTGCGCACCATCCTGGCCATCGATCATGCCTGGCTCGCCGCGCAGTCCGCTGCCCGCAAGCCGCCCGGGCCGGCCGCACCGCCGGCCATCCCGCAACCCCGCCCCGCCAGCAGGAGGCCGCGATGACGATTGCCGCGCTCCGCGAGAGCGTCATTAGGGCCGGGCTCGACGCCTCGAGCTACGAGGCGGGGGCGCGCAAGGTCCAAGCCGCCAACCAGAACATGGCGGCCAGCGGCGATCGCGTGGCGCAGGCGCAGGAGAAGCTCACCCGCACCACCGCCGGCGGCGCCAGCGCGATCCAGCGGCTCTCCCGCGAGCTCGATCGCGCCTATGCCGGCCAGCAGCGCTTCGAGCGGGCGCAGCGCCTGATCGACGATGCCATGGGCCGGCGCCTGATCAGCCAGCAGCGCGGCGCCGAGCTGCTGGCGCTCGCCCAGCAGCGCTACCTCGGCGTCGCGGCCGGCGCTGAACAGGCGGCCAGGGCCACCAGCCGCTTCGGCGCGGCCAGCACCGCGGCGGCCGGCGCGCTCTCCGGCATGTCCGGCTCGCTGGGCATGGTCGGCACGGCGCTCGCCGCCCTCGGCCCCATCGGCATCGCGGCCGGCGTGGCGCTCGGCACGATCGCGGCGGCCATGATCCCGATCGCCCGCGCCGGCGACCAGGCCACCGCCACCCTGGCCCGCCTCGCCGCCGCCACCGGCAGCATCGATGCCGCCCGCACGGCCTATGAGGGGCTCTACCAGGTCAGCCTGCGCACAGGCGTCTCGGTGGCCGACGCGGCCGGCACCTTCCAGCGCTTCCGCATCGCCGCCGGCGAGATCGGCGCCACCAACGCCCAGGTGCTGCAGCTGGTCGAGGGCCTGCAGAAGGCCGCCGTGGTGTCCGGCGCCGCCGGCCAGGAAGGCGCGGCCGCGATGATGCAGCTCGGCCAGGCGCTGGCCTCCGGCAAGCTCAACGGCGACGAGCTGCGCTCGCTGATGGAGAACATGCCCAGCCTCGCCCAGCGCCTGGCCGAGGAACTCGGCACCAACATCGGCCAGCTGCGCAAGCTCGGCGAGGAGGGCCAGCTCACCGCCGACCGGGTGTTCCCCGCCCTGCTGCGCGCCACCGACCGCATGGCGGCCGACTTCGACAAGATGCCGCTGACCATGGAGCGGGCGTTCAACATCCTCGGCAGCGCCATGCGCAACTTCGTCGAGAAGCTGGACGAGGCGCTCGGCATCTCCCAGCTCATCGCCAAGGCGGCAAAGGCCGCGGCCGATGCGGTCGAGGGCGCGCGACAGGTCGTGATGCCCACGCCGGCGGAGGCAGCCGATGCGATGGTGGCCGAGGGCTATCGGCGCATTGCAAACGCGCAGGCCCGTCTCGCCGGCGCGGCGCCGGAGATCTCGCAATATGAGCGCCAGGGGCTCAGTCGCCAGCAGGCGATCGACCTGGCTGTGCCGGCCCTCCCCGGTACCGCATCCATTGCCCGCGAAATGGCGGCGGCTGAGGCGCTGCTGCGGCGTGGCCTGCAGGCGCAATCCGAGATCCGCGCCGAGGCCGCCGAGGCGCAGAACCGCAACAGCGAGGAGGCAGCCCGCAAGGCCGCCGACAGCCAGCGCGCCGCCGCCGAGAGGCGCGCCAAGGAGCGCGAGGCCGAACTCTTCAAGGACGTGAAGCTCCAGCAGGAGCACGCCAAGCGCCTGAAGGAGATCGACGAGGACCTCGCGCGCGGCGGCCTCACCGACAGCCAGGCGACCCGCCAGCGCGCCGAGGCCAACCGGCAATACGCCGAGAACCTCAAGAAGCTTCGCGACGAGCAGAACCGCGAGGCCGACAAGGCCGCCAGGAAGGCCGAGCGCGAGGCGGAGAAGGAAGCCAAGGCGCGCGACAAGGTGATCGACAAGCTGCGCGTGGAACAGTCGGCGCGCGAGCGCATGGCCCGCGCCCAGGCCGAGGGCGAGGGCGCGGTGGCCGCGCTCAACCGGCAGCTCGAGTACGAGAACGCCCTGCGCGAGGCCGGCATTCCCGTCACCGGCGCCCGCACCGAGGAGGAGGAGCGCTACGCCCAGTCCGTCTGGGAGATGATCGCCGCCACCGAAGCCGCCCGGAAGGCCGAGAAGGCGATGGTGGACGCGCGCGAGGCCAGCAAGCGCGAGATGGACCGGATCAACCGCGACATCGAGAGCCAGGCCCGCCGCGTCTCCGACGATGTCGCCACCGGGCTTTACGAGGGCCTCATCGAGGGGCGGCGCGGCCAGACCGTGCTGGCCACCTTCGCCAACCTGTTCAAGCGCATCGCCATCCAGGCGGCCAGCACGCAGATCTTCCTGCCGATCACCACCGCCGTCATGGGCGCCGTGCCGCAGCTCTTCGGCATCGGCGGCAGCGGCGCGGCGGGCGCCGGCAGCCTCCTCTCCGGCGCGTTCGACCTGCTCGGCCTGGGCCAGCTGCTCGGCGGCCAGTCGATCGGCGACATGCTCGGGCTCACCGGCGCCGGCGGCATCCTCAACGCCACCGCCATCGCCGGCTGGGGCACCTCCACCAACGCCGCACTCGGCGCCATGGGCGGCGTCTATGGCCCGGCCACCGAATCGGCCGTCATGGCGGCCGGCGGCGGCGGCATGTTCGGCGGCGCCGGCGCCACCTTCGGCTCCCTGCTCGGCGGCGCCGGGCTGGGCTTCGGCGCCGGAACGCTGCTCAATTCCCTGCTCGGCGGCAACTCCACCGGCGGCATGGTCGGGTCCGGTGTCGGCGGCCTGGGCGGCGCTGCCATCGGTTCGCTGTTCGGGCCCGGCGGCACCCTGATCGGCGGCCTGCTCGGCGGCTTGGCCGGCGGTGGCCTTGGCGGGCTGTTCGGGCCGGGCGAATCGGTCAAGGGCTACGGCTACCGGCTCGAGGCGGCCGACGACGGCCTGCTGCGCATGGGCGCAAGCTTCTACAACCCGGTGGGGGAGGCCGCCTTCCGCGAGGCCACCGCCGGGATCGCCGCGCTCAACGCCTGGATGGGCGCGCGCGGCATCACGGTCGGCGGCGCGGCCAGCGTCGGCGGCAACCGCTACGGACCCGACCTGTCCAACGCCACCGCCGGCAGCTTCGCCCAGGGTGTCAGCCAGCTCTACTACCACTCCAGCGACCCCGCGCTGGAGGGCGCGCTGTCGGCCCGCGGCAACCAGTTCGGCGACGTGGCCGAGATGCAGAAGTTCGTCGAGGGCTTCCAGGCCATCCAGGCCGTGATCAAGGAGCTCACCGCCGAGCCGGTGCCGGCCTTCACCCAGCAGCTCACCGCGCTCACCGCGCAGTACGACGCAGCGATCGCCCAGGCCCGCGAATACGGCCTTGCCGAGGACGGCCTCGCCGCCGCCCGCGCCCGCGCCATCGCCGACCTGGAAGCCGAGCGCGCCGAGTACCTGCGCCAGGTGGGCACCTCCCTGGAGGTGCGCCGCCTGCGCACCCAGGGCCGCACCATGGAGGCCGAACTGGCGCAGCAGGCCGAGGTTGCCCGCCAGCAGATCGCCGCGGCCACCGCCGACCTGGAGCGCTGGGCGATCTCGGCCGCCGAGAAGTCCCGCCTCCTCACCGAGCTGGAGGAGGTGCAGGCCGCCGAGCGCGCCGAGATCATCTCCCGCTACGGCGAACAGGCCGCCCAGGCGCTGCGCCAGGCCGGCGGCAACATCCGCGCCTGGCTCGACAACCTCGCCAGCGGGGCCGCCGGCGGCGCCTCGCCGCAGGACCGGCTCTCGGCTGCGCAGCAGACCTTCAACCGCGACCTCGTGCTCGCCCAGGGCGGGGACCGCGACGCGCTTTCCCGCATCACCGGCTCGGCCGACGCCCTGCTGAGCGCCGGGCGCGACATGTTCGCCTCCGGCAGCGGCTTCCAGGCGATCCGCAACGAAATCGTCGGCGCGCTGGGCAGCCTGCCCGTGGTCCAGAGCTACGACGCGATGCAGACCGCGGCGCTCGAGGCCATCCAGCAGAAGCTGGAGATGGGCACGCTGAACACCGCCATCTCGCCCGGGATGAACGGCGTCACCATCGTCGGCGGCCTCTCCCTCGCGTCGCTGGAGCAGGCGCTGGCGCAGCTGAACGCCTCCACCCTGGCCGTGGGCGACGCGATCAACCGGCAGATCAACGGCGGCACCCAGACCGCGCTCGACGTGGGCCGGGTGCTCAACCAGGTGCTCGTCGGCCAGACCGCCGCCATCGTCGACTCCGGCGCCGCCCTCAACCGCGCCATCAACGGCACCGCCGCCGCCACGCTCGACGTGGGCGCCGAGCTGCAGCGCACGCTGGTGCAGCAGGGCGCCGTCACCGCCGAGGGGCTGGCCGAGATCAGCGCCTGGCTCGGTGGCCTCGGCAACTATGCCGCGATCATCTCGCTCGACGTGCACATGCTGCGCGCCGGGCTCAACGCGGCCAGCCAGATCGCCGTCGATGCCAGCGCCGCCAACGTGGACGCCCTGACCGCCCTCTCGCGCATCGCCGCCGACGCCTCGGCCGCCGCCACCACAAGCGCCGCGCTCACCAACACCCTGCTCAACGATCTGCGCGCCGGTGCGGCCAACAACAATCTCCTGGGCCCGGCCCAGAACCTGGTGCAGCTCGCCCAGGCCATCCGCGGCGACGTGCAGCCGCTGGCCGGCGCGCTGGCGGTGGCGAACAACTGGCTCGCCACGCTGCGCAACCACGCCGTCGAGCAGGT